CTTAGACTTGGTTTATAACCACATTGTTATTCTTGCTAAGAATCAACAAGGATTAGAAAACTTAAATAGATTAAATGAAATAGGTTGGACAGAAGGGTTTTATAAAAAACCTAGAATTGATTTTGAAGTATTAGAAAAATATAAAGATGGTTTGATTGTTTTATCAGCCTGTATGTCTGGATTAATTGCTAAAGCGTTAGAGCATAAAGAATATGCAGAAGCAAAAAGATTATTAACTTGGTTTAAAAATACATTTGGTGATGATTTCTATGTAGAGGTTATGCCACATAATTCAAAAGAATTAAATAATGAACTACTTGAGATTGCAGACAGCATGGACATTAAATCTGTTGTTACGCCAGACTGTCATCATTCTACAGTTGATCAAAAGGTTGTTCAAGAAATTATGCTTCTTTTAAATACACATGCAAAACTTGATAAAGAAGCAAGGTTTGAAAAATCTCAAAAGATAGATGATATTATGAAACGTCTTGACTACCTGTATGGTGCAGATAGACCTATGTCATTTAGATCATTTGATATTCATCTTCTTTCATATGAAGAGATGAAACAACAGATGAATATGCAGGGTATAAAGAGAGAAGATATCTATACTAATTCACTAGAGATAGCAGATAAGATAGAAGAGTATGACATTAAATCTGGATTAGACTTATTACCAACAAAAATAGATGACCCTCATATGGGCTTAGTAGATTTGGTATTAAAAGGTTTAACTGAAAAAGGTTTATATGATAAGCCAGAATATAGAGAAAGAATGCAAGAAGAGTTAGATATTATTAAAGATAAAAACTTTTCCCCATATTTTTTAATCGTATCAAATATGCTTAATTGGGCAAAAAGCCAAGGAATTTTGGTAGGTCCTGGTCGTGGTTCAGCAGCAGGATCTTTGGTTTGCTACGCACTTGGAATCACAGACGTTGATCCACTTAAGTATGGACTATTGTTTTTTAGATTTGTTAATCCAGAACGTAATGATTTTCCAGATATTGATTCTGATATTGCCGACTCAAGACGTGACGAGTTAAAAGGATATTTGGAAGAGGAGTATAAAAACGTTGCATCTATTGCTACATTTTTAGAGTTTAGAGGAAAAGGAATTGTTAGAGATGTTTCTAGAGCATTTAACATACCTTTATCTGATGTAAATAAAGTTTTAAAAAATGTAGATGATTGGGATGAATTTACCTCAAGTAAAAATGCACAATGGTTTAGAATGAAGTATCCAGAAGTAGTTAAGTATGGAGAGCAACTTCGTGGACGTATTCGTGGGACTGGTATTCATGCTGCTGGTGTTGTAACTGCAAAAGACTCTATCTTTAAATACGCACCTATGGAAACTAGAGTGGCACCAGGAAGTAAGGATCGTATACCAGTTGTTGCTGTAGATATGAACGAAGCAGCAGATATTGGATTGATTAAACTAGATGTTCTAGGACTAAAAACATTAACTGTTATTGATGAAACAATTAAAACTATTAAACAAAGACACAAGGTAGATGTTAAATTAAATAGTATTGATCTTAATGATAAAAAGGTTTATGAAATGCTTTCAGATGGAAGAACTAAGGGAGTATTCCAATGTGAAGCAACACCCTATACTAATCTTCTTGTAAAGATGGGAGTGTCTAATTTAGATGAATTAGCGGCTTCTAATGCCCTTGTAAGACCAGGTGCTATGAATACTATTGGTAAAACATATCTTGCAAGAAAGCATGGAAAAACAATTACAGAATATATTCATCCTATTATGCAAGAGTTTACAAAAGATACATATGGTTGTGTTTTATATCAAGAGCAGGTTATGCAGGCTTGCGTTTATCTTGGTGGAATGAGTATGGCAGAAGCAGATAAGGTTAGAAAGATTATTGGTAAAAAGAAAGATGCTAAAGAATTTGATGAGTTTAAGGATAGATTCGTAGTTGGTGCATCAAAACATGTTACTCCATTTAAAGCAGAGGCTTTATGGCATGATTTTGAGGCTCACGCAGGCTACTCTTTTAACAAGTCACATGCCGTTGCTTATTCAATGCTTTCATATTGGACTGCATGGTTAAAATATTATTATCCAATTGAGTTTATGTATTGTTTGTTAAAAAATGAACAAGACAAAGATGCAAGAACAGAATATTTAATTGAAGCAAAAAAAATGGGTATATCGGTAAAACTTCCACACGTTAATGAATCAGATTCTGATTTTACAATTGAGGGTAAGGGAATTCGTGTTGGATTATCTTCAATTAAATGGATATCAGATCTAGTTGCGTCAAAAATCATAGCACGCAGACCATATACTTCTTATGAAGAGTTTACAAGTCTTGCTTCTAAAAAAGGAAGTTCAATTAACATTAGAGCAGTTCAGGCTTTAAACGCTATTGGTGCTTTAGCATTTCCAGATAACTTAAGACAAGAAAGTGTTGTAAAAGAAAATCTTTATGAATACTTAAACCTTCCAGAGTTTACGACAAGTGTTCCACCGCACTATTACGCTTATATAGATGATATTGAAGATTTTGATGAAACAGATGTTCACATTATTATGGGTGTTGTCAAAAATATTAAACGTGGCAAGGGATGGTCAAGAATAGAAATAATGGATGCTACAGGAATGCTTGGAGTATTTGATGAAGAAGATACTAAAATAGAGCAAGGCAAGACTTATTTATTTTTAGTTGGAGCAAATAGAATTAGTGAAGCAATTATTATAGATGAAATAAAAAACTTTACAACAAATAGTTTGGTTAAATTTTTAAACTATAAATCTTTACCTTATAGCGGAGAAGAGTATTATGTGCTATCATTTAAGCCTAGGGTAACTAAGGCTGGAAAGAAGATGGCTCATATGATAGTTGCAAACTCTGATCGTGAAATGAAACCTATTATAGTTTTCCCTCGACAATTTTCTGAGGGTTATATGAAATGCGAGCCAGGAACTGCTGTTAAAATGACTTTTGGAAAATCTGAAGATGGTTCCCTAATACTGAATGAGGTAAGTAAATAATGTCAATACAGATAGAAGAGTTTTTATCACAACTAGATCCTAGTTTAAGAAAAAGATTAAGTAATGCTACAGACGTTGAAGTCATAAAACAAAAAACACCAAGCATTAGTCTTAATAATGCACTCAAGGGTGGATTTGCTTATGGTAGACAAGTCTTAGTTTGGGGAAATAAATCTGCTGGTAAGTCATCATTTTGTTTACAAATGATTGGTGAGGCACAAAAAGAAGGAAAACTTTGTGCTTGGATAGATGCAGAGCAATCTTTTGATCCTGAGTGGGCTAAAAAACTTGGGGTAGATACGGATAAATTAATATACTCTGCTGCTAAGACTATTAATGATATGGTTGATGTTGCTACTCAACTAATGAAAGCAAAGGTAGATATATTAGTAGTTGATTCTATATCTGCATTATTACCTGCTATTTATTTTGAAAAAGACTCTAATGAATTAAAGGCTCTTGAAAATACCAAACAAATTGGTGCAGAAGCAAAAGATATGACTAATGCTGTAAAGATGCTTAACTATGCAAATAATCAAGATGGTCAAACACTATTAGTATTAATATCACAATTAAGAAATAACATTGGTGCGATGTATGCTTCCCATATGCCAACTGGAGGATTAGCAGTTAAGTTTTTCTCAAGCACAGTAGTTAAGTTGTGGTCAAGTGATTCAGATAACAATGCTCTTAAATCAAAAATTACTGTAGGAGATAAACTTATAGAAGGAAAAGTTGGAAGAAAAGTAAACTGGCATATTGATTTCAACAAAACTGGACCAGGATTTCTTTCTGGAGAATATGATTTTTATTTTGATGGAGATACCATTGGAGTAGATAAGGTAGCAGATCTTGTAGACACTGCAGAACTTTTGGGCACAATTGAAAAAGGTGGTGCCTGGTATACAGTTCTAGGTGAAAGATTGCAGGGTAGAGCAAAAGTAATTGAATACCTAAAAGAAAATCCAGAGAAACTAAAAGAACTTGAATCAACAATCAACAAGTAACTATACTTTATATCCTGGCAAATTTGTTTGTCATACATGTAAAGAAATAGTAGCACAGGCAAGAATGTATATAGAAAAAGGAGATCTTACTTGGATGTGTACTAAAAAACATATGTCTAAAGTAACTTTTCCACAAAGAGGGTATTAATGAGTGAGCGTTCTGAACTAAAACGTATTGGTGCTAAGCCACACGTTAATTCAGGTAGGGGACCAGTCAAGGCTGACGGATCATTGGATGACTTCGTAGTAGATGTCAAAGAGTATTCTAAATCCTATTCCGTTAGCCAAGACTCATGGGCTAAGATTGTGTCAGATACAATGAAGGTAGATAGAAAAAAAGACCCAGCATTAATGGTTGTTCTTGGAGAGGGAAATAAAAAAGTAAGACTTGCTATAATTGAATGGGAAGTATTTGAACAGTTAAGAGAGAAGAACTAATGGAAACTACAGTAGATTTATTAAATAGACTTACAGAGTTTAATGAGATGTCAGATTTTATGAAAGATGAAGAGTTTGAAAAGACTCTTGGTATAGTTGCAAAATTAATAATTAATCCAGATGTGCCAGCAGCAAAGGCTACGCTTTTAATTACACAACTACAAGCATACTCTGCTAAGTTTGCAATGATGGCTGCTTGGTATTCTCATGTTAAAAAAGACGATAGGGCAAAAAAGAATATGTACTATGCAATAAGAGAAGCAACCGACAAACTGGTCGATGCCCTTAAATATAGCGTAAGGAATTTTTAATGACAAAAGCATTAATAAAAAAAATGGTTAAAAAAGAACCTAACACTATTGACTTTTCTATTATAGAAAAAGAAATTGTAGAAGGTCACGTTAGGGTTTATGGAACGAATAAGTTTATGACTAAAAAAACTTTTGCACCATCCTCATTGGTATACGGAAATGGAATGTGTCCTAGATATTGGTATCTTGCCTTTGAAGGAAATGAGTTTGAAAATAAAACTGATGGAACATCTTTTGCAAATATGAATGCTGGAACAGATGCACATACAAGAATAATTGAAAATGTATTAAAAGACTCTGAAATTGTAGAATGGTATGAGCAATATGTAACATGTGATGATCCACCAATTAATGGAAAAATGGACGCCTTACTTAAAATTGATGATAATCTTGTAGCGTTTGAATTAAAAACAGCCAAAGATGAAGGTTTTAATTATCACAAGGCTAAAAATAGTGCTAGCAGATATCATATAGAACAAGTATTAATTTATATGAAGATATTGAATTTAAAGTATGGGGCTATTGTTTATGAAAATAAAAATACTTTTGAAATATTATCTATACCTATAGTAGTAAATGAAAAACATGTAGAGTTTATTAACTACCTATTTGATTGGATGCGTAGAGTTAAAAAAGCATTTGATGAAAAGCAGTTGCCAGAAAGAGGATATAGAAAAGATTCTAAGATATGTAAATCTTGTCCTTTAGAAAAAGTATGTGATTCAAAAGATAAGGGTGTAATTAAAATCGAAAGAAGGAAAGAACTTGAATGATAAAATATTGCGAATGGTGCGATGATTCTTTTGATACAAAAAATAAAAATCAAATCTATTGTGATCCAACATGTAGAGCGATTGCTACAAAGAAAAAGATTGCTCAAAGATATAAACTTAATAAATCAAAAGAAAAAATGGGTAAAACAAAAAAATGTGCTGGGGGATGTACCACTATGATTAGTGTATATAGTGATTCAAAGTTTTGTGATGTTTGTTTAGTGGATATCAAAAAAACAGAAAGATTTATTAAAGATTTGAGGAATTTATTTAATTATGAGCAAAAGTAAATTAAGGTATATAGGAAATCCAAAAACTATTTTAGCAATTGATGCGTCAACAAATTCTATGGCATTTTCTTTATTTACAGATAGAAAGTTAGTAAAGTATGGCAAGGTAAATTTTTATGGAAACCATGTTTATGAAAGAACTGGTGATGCAACTAAAAAGATTAGTGAATTTTTAAAAGATTATAATATTGATGCAATAGTAGTTGAGTCTGCTATATTTACAAACTCTCAAAATACAGCCATAACTTTATCTTTAGTTCAAGGAGCAATACTTGGTGCAAGTCAAATGTACAATAAGTCACCAATAGTTTCATGCTCTCCAGTTTCTTGGCAGTCATGGATTGGAAACGGTAGACTTAAAAAAGAAGAAAAACAAGCAATTAAAGATCTTCATGGAGAAGAAAAGTCTTATTCGTTTTATAAATCAAAAGAGAGAGAATTTAGAAAATTAAGAACTATAAAAAAGATAAACATGGAATTTGATCTTACAGTAAATGATGATGATGTTGCTGATGCTGTTGCTATAGGATGGTATGCATCAGAAAATTGGCATAAGTTAGTAGATCAGCCTCATAATCTTGACAAGGGAAATAGGAAATGATAAAATGAAGTTATATACAAGTGAAGCCTGGCTTAAGAAAAGGTATCAAGTTGACAAGAAAAGTCCTGAGCAAATTGCTAAAGAATGCGGAGCATCTGTTGAAACTATATACGTATATCTTGCCAAGTTTGGTCTTAGAAAGTCAAAAAGGTAAATATGGCAGATTATAAGTATCCAGATTTTGAAAAACAACTTGAAGATCGTATGAAGTTTATTCGTGATATCTCAACCCAAGCACCTGCTGGTAGAAAGATATTAGATGAATGTCTTGATATAGCAGAATTACTTATTAAAAAGAATAACTCTTATGGTAGTTCATATAGTCATCCTATTAACATATTCAGTAAATCTACCCCAAAAGAACAAATTTATATCCGTATTGATGATAAACTTAATAGAATACACAAAGGTAAAGAGTATGCATCTGAAGATACTATTTTAGATCTTATTGGCTACCTTGTATTATTAAGGACATTAGATGAGCGAGAATGATTTAGTTAAACACTTAGACTTGGTTAACCAGGTTGCTGCAGAGTATCTTAAAGGATATGATGCTTCTCAAATTGCTAAAGAGTTAGACATTCCTCGTCAAAAGGTCATGGCACTTCTTAATGACTGGCGTTCTATGATTTCTAATAATCAAGCCATTCATATGAGAGCAAAGGAAGCATTGGCAGGTGCTGATCAACACTACTCATCTTTAATTAAAAAAACTTATGAAGTTATTGATGCTGCAGATTCTACTGCAAATCTTACAGCAAAGACAACCGCTATCAAACTGATAGCAGATATTGAAAGCAAAAGACTTGAAATGCTGCAAAAAGCAGGGTTGCTAGATAATAAAGAAATAGCAGAACAAATTATTGAAATGGAAAGAAAGCAAAGTGTTCTTATTGGAATATTAAAAGAGATAGCAACAAAGCACCCAGAAATTCGTGAAGAAATAATGCGTAGACTATCTGAAGTACAAACAGAGGTGATAGTAATTGACAACGATTGATTTTAGTGAATTTATAGAAGCACTGGATGAAAGTCCTTTTGAGGAAATGCCAGTAGATGTTAAAACATTTGTAAGAAGTAAAGATTATTTAAACATGCCAGAATTATCTGAATATCAATATACTCTTGTAGAATGTATGAGTCAAATATATAAACAAGAAGATGTTGAGAGATGGCTTGGAAAACAAAAGGGTGACGAACACTATAGAAAGTATACTAAGTCTGAAGTTATTCTTATGTGTGGCAAGGGTAGTGGGAAAGACCATACTTCTACTATTGGCTGTGCTTATATTGTTTATAAACTACTTTGCCTTAAAGACCCATCAAGATATTTTGGAAAGCCTTCCAATGATGCAATAGATCTTATTAACGTAGCAGTTAACGCACAACAAGCAAAGAATGTTTTTTTTAAAGGCTTTAAATCTAAGATAGAAGGATCACCTTGGTTTGCTGGTAAATATAAAGAGCCTAAGATAGATAGCATAGAGTTTAATAAATCAATAACTGTTTATTCAGGTCACTCTGAAAGAGAATCAGCAGAAGGTTTAAACTTAATGCTTGCAGTTCTTGATGAAATTTCTGGATTTGCAATGGAGAACGCTGGAGGAAATGATCAAGGAAAAACTGCTGATAACTTATACAAAGCATTTCGTGGATCAGTAGACTCTAGATTTCCAGACTATGGAAAAGTTATTTTACTTTCCTTTCCTAGATTTAAAGGAGACTTTATATCTCAAAGGTATGATGATGTTGTTGCTGAAAAAGAAACAATAGTAAGAGAGCATGAGTTTATAATTAATCCAACATTGTCTGAAGATGATCCATCTAATAAGTTTACTATTGAGTGGGAAGAAGATAATATTTTATCTTATAAGTTCCCTGGAGTTTTTGCATTACGAAGACCAACTTGGGAAATGAATCCAACAAGAAAAATAGAAGATTTTAAGATAGCATTTTTTACAGACTCTTCAGATGCACTAATGCGTTTTGCTTGTATGCCAACAACTTCTTCAGATGCATTTTTTAAATCAAGAGAAAAGGTTGAAAGAGCATTGTCTTCTAGAAATCCTTTAGACACTAATAGAAGATTTGATTTAACTTTTAAACCAAAAGAAGATATAGAATATTTTGTTCATGCAGATCTTGCACAAAAACATGATAAATGTGCAGTGTCAATTGCTCATGTTGACAAGTGGGTAAGTGTTCAATCATTTAATGACTATGAGCAAATAGTTCCTTTTGTAGTAGTAGACGCTATTGCTTGGTGGGAGCCAAAGCGTGAAGGACCTGTAGATCTAAGTGAAGTTAAAAACTGGATTATAGATTTAAGAAGAAGTGGTTTTAACTTAGGCTTAGTAACATTTGATCGTTGGCAATCATTTGACATCCAGCAAGAATTAAAACAGGTAGGAATAAGAACTGAAACTTTATCTGTTGCTAAAAAACATTATGAGGATTTGTCTATGCTTATATATGAAGACAGAGTTATTGCACCACATATTGATATCTTATTAGAAGAGTTATTAGAATTAAGAATAATGAACAATAATAAGGTTGATCATCCTAGGAAAAAATCTAAAGACTTAGCAGATGCTATGTGTGGGTCTGTTTATAATGCTATAGTGCATGCTCAAAGAGATAGAGTAAAAGAAATAGATATTCATACTTGGTCAAGAGGAAGTATTGATAACGATACTGGACTGCCTAAAGACAAAATTCGTGGTAAGGAGTTGGACTGGGGTTCGGGGTATAGATTAATATGAGAGATATTAACGAAGAAGAATATCATAGATTAATAGAAAAACTACTTGAAATAGGGGTTTTAGAAATAACTGGATATGATTCTATATCTGATCAATTTACCTATAATATTACCCCTGAATGTGAAGAGTTACTGCCAGAACTATGGCAAGAGCATTTTAAATTCATTAATGAATTAGCCTTTGAAATGTGGAATGAGGGTTTGATAGAGATGAATTTTAGTAAAGATGGGACTCCAATGGTTATGTTAAAGCCAGAAACGGTAGCCATAAAAAACTCTCTTCCAGACGATAAAAGATTTTTTATAGAAAACCTATTAAATAAACATAACACTGGTGATATAATTTAACTATGCCTTATGATATTAAAAGAAACTATGGTGGTTGCAGTGGTTATGCAGTCGTAGGTCCTGGTGGTACCAAGGGCTGTCATTCAACACGAGGCAAAGCCGTTGAACAACAAAGGGCTTTATATGCCGCTGAATCGCAAACCAAAAAATCAGACACTGGGATTATAACAAATCAAGATGTTCCACAACCATACCCACATTCATTAGAGGATTGTCCAAGTCCACAAAATTGTCCAGATCATATGGCTTCTTCTTACGAAGAAGATGTAGATAAAAAATCACCATGTTGGGATGGATATGTGCAACGTGGTATGAAACCAGGAGAAGGTGGAGCCATGGTTCCAAATTGTGTTCCTGTTGCAAAATTAAAAGATTGCTGTCCAGATATGATTAAAATGGAAAACCCACAAGAAGGAATGTTTGTAATGGGTCCTGGAAATGAGTACACAAAAGAACATTCACATGGAAAAATAGAACATGTTATGAGAGATGGAAGTCTTGGTCCAGGATCTAAGTTTGAAATACAAGCAACTATGGAAGATCCAGCATTATTAATTAGAATTTATAAACAAACAGAAAATGGTTGGGAAGAAACAGATTTAATGACAGGATTTAAATCATCAGAAGCAACACTCGTTGGTAACGAACAAGATATGCAAGAGCATTCAATGGAAAAAG